AGTTAAACCAAATTCACCATCAAAGTCATCTGCCGGAATATAGTCCTCGTTAGTAACATCGAAAATAACTTTAATTCCTGCGGGGTGAGCGATATCTAAATATTGTTGCTCATCGAAAGGAACTGGGTCTGGAGGTCCGTCAGGATTACCGATTAATCTTTCTAACTTTAGAAGATATGAATAGTCTTGATACCAAAAACTGTCTTGTAAAACTTTCTCTCCAAGTCGATTCGTATCAGTTAAAAATATATCATCGGAACTTTCTGAGAAAGGTGGTCGACCGCCATCGAGTCTTAAGATTTCCGTTTTTGGTTCAGTAACGACTGCTCTAAAGTATTCTCTTGGATATAACTTGCTAAAGTACCAATCTATCGCTTCTTTATTCGTTTTTTTAATGTAGAATTCTTCTCTAACCTCTTTTAAGAATTCAACAACACCATCCTCACTCTGAACTGCCCGATCAATCTCCTTTTCCAATCCTTCCGCAAACTGTGAGGCTATGAGACGGAGAAGATTTACTCTTAAGTCTTTATCTGCAATAAATTCACCGTCGTCGTCTTCTCCGTCTTTATCGGAATCAACAAAAGTAATTTTGTCGATATCTATCAATTTGTAAAGATCAGAGTTATCTACAAAATAACCAGATCCATACCCATCATTGCCTATCGGATTTGATGTAAAAAGCCAGTCATAATAACGCTGAACAAACGAAATAAAATCTGTGTAACCGAGAAGAGAAAGATATACAGGTAAAGATGGTGAATAGTTAAAATTGCTGTTACCAACACCATTTACTCTTTCGGATGAAAACAAAAAAGGTGTTTCTGGTCCATCTGGCAATGCTTTGGGTAAGAAAAACTTTTCATAATTAGAAAAAGAAACATCAAAGTTTGATACAATATCGTTGTACCGATACTCTTTGCTTTTCGATGTGCTTCGACTAAGATGAGAGCCATACATCAGATAGGATCTACCGTAACTGAAGATTGCAAGATATTTGTAACCATGTTTTGTGTTGAGTTAACAATGTTTGACTTTGGTAGTGCAACAAAACGAACTATTGAATTTCCAACATTCGGGAATATGCGAATGAAACCTCGTTTTCTATTGATTTCACCAACACCACGAGGACTAACAACCTGAGTCAAATTGCCGTTCTGAATCAACAGACGCAATGGTGCAAACCCAGCGGAGTCCTCTGGTATTTGAGAATCAGCAATGAACACATTACTGGTGTCAAATTTTGGAGAGTAAAATGCAGCACTGTAAACTCCATATCCCCCAGTGATAACTTCATTTCTAAAACTAAATTCTGTGTTTTCTGTTTGTCTTAATTGAACATTCGTTGTCATCGCAAGTCCATAATCCACCGTACCAACAATGGCAGGCTCAACACTTTTAAGCAAACTCTCGAATTGTTGTGGTTCAAATGTATTGTTGAATTTTACTTTTCCATACTCCGCTTCAACAGCATCTTTGAGTGCGTCAACAACACCTTCTCTTGTTCTTGTTGTGTTTGCAGCGTTGTATTGTAGACTGTACGAGAGAGAAAGATTGAAATTTTCTGGAGCGATAAACTCTGGTAATATAGAAACGGGTGATAAACTTCTAAGATTTTCTGTGATGAACTTTTTGTTTTCTTCAATCGTACCAGATCCCGCACCTTCAATGTAAGAGACAAAAACTCTACCATAAAAAGGAGGATCCATCTCTTCTCCACCAAAAACAGTAAGAGACTCATCTGGATTTGTCACATCTCCGGGGAAAAGATCCTTGAGTGCTGCTTTGTAATCATTTTTTGTAACTGCTCTACCTTGAGCAGCGAACCATTTCGGTGCGAAGAATCGAACGAGATCAACATTTGGTTCGGTTGCACCACCAAAACTAGAAACTCTAAGTGATGTGCTTCCCGTACCATCGTTGTAAACAAAACTTCTACAGTTGTTTGCATCTTGTCCCGTGGGGGAGAAATATGTAACACGAACAATATCAGTTGCCGTTATTTTTCGACCAACATTATCTGTTTCTAAACTGGCATTTTCTGCGGAAAAAACTTCATTTCCTCGTGCTGAGAAACGAATTTTTACTCCACCATTGATTCGCTCGATCCAATAGACTCTACTATCCTTTGTTATTCCATATTGAACATCATTTGACAAAGTATATTCGGTAAATGTGGCGCCGTTGTCTTCACTTACTTCAATTGATATGGAATTTATGTCTATTGCTTTATCTTTGAGCGATACTGTCTGAGTTCTCAGATTGATATCGTTCGTAATATCTCTGTATAGAGTTAATTGTCGTGATTCAAAAAGAACCACTTCGCTAATATCACCATTTACATCTGGATCATAAGAACTTGCGGTGTAAAAAATATAATTAACACCATCAGGGTTTGTTCCTGTAAATTTTGCGTATTTTGGTATGGTATCAGTCACGCTAGACATTGAAATAGACGCTCTAGCAGAAGAGCCATATGGAACAACAAAACCGAGTGGTTTTGTGATTGATATCAGTGATTCAATTCTCTGTGCTGTGTCTAAATACAATTCATTTGCAATCATGTTCGAGTAGAATGCGTAATACAAAGTGTTGTATGCAAGAGCGTCAACTAAAACTTGAATTGCAGAGGAGGAAAAATCATAATCTTTCAATGGATTATTCGGATCTCCATCGCTCCTTTTCATATAATCAATGATACTTTGTTTTATATCATCGTATTCGAGGTTTCCAATGCGAATTTGACTGGAAGACAGAGTTAAAAGACTACTGCTTTCGCTACTTTCAGCGTTGGATGACAAATTACTTACCGATGATATTGTTGAATATATTGACATTACCTTGCCCTTATGAATTGAACCACTACTGTTCTGGCTTGCTCCTCTGGTTCACCAACCAAAGAGTATGATACGTTCAAGAAAATATTATTGGAATCAACTTCGCTGTCGTCGATTGTTAGACCTAAGAATTTTACTCTTGGTTCGTAAGTTCCTATGGCATAAGCAACAGAATTCTGTATTTTAAAATAAGTTGTTGGATCTCCAGCGTTTTCAAACAAAAGATCGACTATTTCTGTTCCAAAATCAGGAATAAATGGCTTTTCTCCCTTTCTTGTGAGAAGAAGATTCGTAATTGCTTGTTGAATTGCATTTTCGTCCTTTTTGATTGCAATTTCATAACCTAGAGTGTCATTTTCACGGTCACCGTTAGTGTCCTCTGGAGCATCACCTATTTTTGTGAAAGCCAAATCAAAGTCCACGAATCTATTTTCGGTTTTTACACTTCTAGCCAAGACAATCTCCTTTTTAATATGTATTAATTATTTAAGAATCTTCTTCTACATCCAAGTTATTTGGAACGCTATCTCTCTTACATGTTACTTTCATGTAGTGATTACCCGAAGTTATTATATGTTCGAGTTTTGTAACCATCCAAGTTCCACCAGATCGTTTAACTGGGTATTTAGAGTTGTCCCCCGCATCGACATCAACATAGATTGTCTCGCCAGGCTTGAGAGTAAAGTCACCAGCGACAAGTCCAACTGCTGTTTGATATCCAAATTGAATCATCTGTGCCTCTCTTCTTAGAGGTGTTTCCTTTGGAGTGTCCCAGAAAGTTGCATAAGTTCTACTGTGTTCAAGATAATCCTTGTATTTTGTTCCCTGTTCGGGACAATTACAACTATTGGGTGCTTTTGGATTGGAGAACAAGCAACCAAGATAATCTTCACCCAATTCGGTTTTTATCATATCACATTCATTAATTTCTGCTTCTAAATCCTTAATCTCATCACAAGATGGCTCTCTATCAGCAGTACCACCCGCACCAATGACCAATTCACCGCTTTCATCTATGAAAGCGTCCGGTCTTAAATACTGTGCGGGACAATTAATGTAAGGATCCCAAGTTTCGAGTTCCTCTTCAGTGGTAGGTCTTCTTGGTGCCGTCACAGGTCCGTCTGGATTTGCACACTCGTACCGAGAACAAGCAGGTTCTTCCTTTGCGTAAACGACAAATGTTCCAGAAAAATTGCGAACGAGTTCGTGATAATAATCTGTTCTCTCTAGTTCATCTGAAAGAACAAGTGTGGGTGTCATTACACCATACTCACTCTCTCCGCTTATGTCATATTTCCATATTGCCTGTTCATCATTGTCTCGTTCATTGGTATTCCAAAGCATCCATTCGTATTTTTCCCATGTGCTTCCGAGATACATGTCAGGCATAACGGTCGCTGCCTCTGTCAGATAATCACCGAAGTCATCCTCATCACAGGTTCCCGATTCGCATCCAATTGTGTCTGCTCCAGAGCCAGAATAACCAAAGCCATAGTAAGAACTCCAATATCCACCGTATCGTCTTCCCCAAACACCCCACCATTTAGGATCTCTGGATGCGAAATAATCTTCCGTATTTCCTTGCTTTAAAAGAGAAGATTCATAATCATTATACATTGAATATAAAACGGGAACTGTGTTAAATTTACTGATGTTGAACCAATCTGATTCTGGTGTTTGCCATCTGTATGGTGCTCTCGCATAGTGACGGTGATTGATACCACTGTTATTTCCATCGGGAACTCTGTACCACGATCTCAAGTAATCTCCATACGATTGATTATTGAGATATTCATCTGGAAACAATTCGGATCTAACGGTTCCGCCGGGGGATCTTTCGGAATCGTAATTTCTAGTGTTCATATCTGTTCTAGTTGCAGCGATATCAAAACCGTATGGATCAACTCCGATAACACTAATGTTAAACGAGGATGAATGTCTACCGAAAGGACCCGGTGTTACTTGAACAAGATAAGGAAGATAATATTCGATTCCAGCATCTCGAATAAATCCATAAGGAAATTCTGAAAGAGTTCCCTCTCCGATTGGGTTTTCAAATTCAATTCGGATGTAATGTTGATTCTCTTGGAAGAATCTAACAGGTGATTTGTAAAAACCAAAGATTTCATCATAATTTGTTTCGGCAGGTGTATACCAGTTCATAGAGTTTTGATATAGACGAAGCAGATTATCCAAATCCCCACAATCATAAACATTACAATAGTTGTAAGTCTGTGGTTCAAAGTTATTAATCCAACCACCGTAACGAGTTCTATTGTACCAAGAATTTATTCCGTCAAAACCAACAACTTGATGTTCTATAATTCCATCAATATTTGGTTGACCATTTTCGTTAGTTGAACTCGGTGCAAGAGCGGTTCGATTTATGATAAACCCACCCATTGATTGCCACCACCATCTATTGTACCACCAAGGTCTACCATAATAGTAACCATAATAATATCCAAAACCAAGTCCATATCCGTAAGGGCCATTGTTTCTATATGTGAACATGGATTGTCTTTCACCCGGCTGACCGGCAAAATATCCAGCCCAACCTGTTGTAATATTTCCGCTGTCCCCTGCCTCTGTTGGTGATGTGTATGCTCTTGGAATACTAATGTTTTGCTCGTGCCATCCAGATGGACGAACAACATCATTTGTTTGGAACCCACCTCTAATTCCGTCTATCGGAGTTAATTGGAACTCTCCCGTTTCAAATTCACCAATTGAAGTATTAACCGATTGATCGTAATATGGGTGTAAGTTTCCGCTTAAATATTCAATCGGTTCACCTTGTTCCCTTTCTATCCTTCCACGATAACCAGCATAGTTAACAAGGTATTCATAAGCATCCGAAACATCGTCCGTTAAAGCCTTTTTGACGGCAAAAATTTCATACCTAGATCCTCGTATTTTCTTTCGAGTTATTGATTTAACATTTTGAAAAGTGAGAGGAAGACTTCCCGGTATTGCCAAATATTCTTCTTTTGATTTTACAAATACTTTTCTCTTTATCCAAGAATCATACGCAGATAAAAGATTTTCTTTATATTCAACTAAGATATTTCTTAAGTTTCCATAGTATGATAAAACATAACTACCACGATTTAAAATACATCCGGGGAGTGTAACATCAACATTAACAATGTATTCTGGTTCACAGTAATAATCGGGATCAGATGAACCGTCCGCACATTGGAACCTAATTGTAAAACAACCTTCACAAGGCCATGGTGTTGCACCACCATATCCGAGTGGACCTGTGTATGATGCAGCAGCCCCAATTGTTGTTCTATTATAATATCCATCCCACCAGTAATACCAATAGTATGGCCAATATGGATAAATGTCGTCCAGATTGTAATTATAATAATAACTACTTCTACCATAGGGTTGAGATATTGTTCTTCGATTTTCAGTTCCCTCTGGACCTGTCCAGAAATCATAGAAAGGGGGACTTGGGTTGCCAGAACACAAGTTAATTGCCGCCTGTGTATTTGATATCGCTTGTTGACAACCATAAATTTGTGCGTCAATGTGAAAGAGAATTGACTCAATGTTATCTGGTCTTCTTAACTTTAAAAGTTCCTCTAAAGAAAGTTGCAACTCAGGATCATTTTCAAAATCATACGCTGGGAAAAGACCGTTTTCGTTCGCTCGTTCATCCTCTGGATCATAATTTACAACATCACTAAAGGATCCCGCAGAAACGATTCGATATTCGGTTTCATCTTTACATGGACCTGTCGAACCATCATTGTAGCCAGTAAGACAACAAGTTGAGCAACGGTACGCACTCCATCTTTCTTTTAAGTCTTTTTTCCGAGCCAGTTCTTCTCGTTTTTCTCTTAGTTCTTTTTTTATGGAGAGTATTTTTTTGAGAGTCTCTGCTGATAATTCTGTCTGATCAAACATTGCCTGCCACATAATTTCTTCATTATATGCAGCAGTGTTCCCTAAGTGGTTGGTATCTTTTCTATAGATTTCACTTATTCGAGTTTGATCGTGTCTCAGTCTGGTAAGGGGATCGTTGTAATACGAATGACTGTAATAACCATGAAGATTATCGTATTTTCTCACAGGGATATCTGGTTCAAAGTCAAAATTTTTATCGACAAGTTTATGTCCCTCGATGTGAGCAACTTTGTCGTATTCTTCATTGTATGAGTATTTTACAATTTCTGATTTATGACTACCATGAAACGAAGTAAAGTCGTGATAAGGATCACTGTAATCAGGATCCACTCTCGAATACTCTGAGATAAAGGCACCAGAATCTAAAAACACCAACGGAGAAAATTCATCGGTTACAGTAAATGTTTGAAAAGCAAGTTTAGTTGTGCGATCAGATTGTCCTCGAATCTGATAGATTCTCCCCGCTTTTTCAAATCCCAGTTCTTCAATCTCTTCCTCGGTTACAATACCCTCACCGACGATCATATCTTCGATGGATCTAAAGTTCCATTTGTCTAAATCTTGCCAAAACAAAAAGTTTGCTGCATTCGTGTTTAAGTCGGAGACAGAATTTTCAGCAAGGTAATTCATTAATTTTATGACAGGAACTTGCTGGACAGGTTTTCTGAATGGATATAAGTTAGTATTTTTCTTTAACCAGACAGAGTTTCCTGTCCCATCAATTTTCATATCCTTTTTGGAGTTTGTCTCGTCCCTCGGATTAAAATATTTTTCTGCAAGAAGGTTAACTAATCCTTTATCATCGGCTTCTTCTTCATTTTCTGAGTCCACTGGAAACGTCGCTATTTTTTTAACGATGTCATCTCCCTCGTCAAAAATGACAGGCTCAGTGTAGTTAAAATATATGTTCTCATAACCAGTAAATTCAATGCTCCAGTATGTCGGAACAACCGTTCCAACTAATTCATCTGTGGACTCATCACTTGTTGGAGTTACTTTGGAAACGAAAAAACGATATTGAACAATGTCATCTTCCTCTTGTTCAACCCCATCATTTTTCATTTCTAGTTGTAAAATTTCACCACCAATAAGAGGTAGATCTCGACCAAAAGTTCCGTTGTCTCTAAAAACTAAAGATCCATGAACACCAGAGGAAAACATGTCCTCGTTGATGATCATTGATTTTAATTTTTCTTCAGCGTCACCATCGTTAATCAGATCAAGAACATTACCGTTTGGACTAATTATACTAACTCGATAAAGACGTAAACCACTATATTCATTAGACATTATTAGTAATTCCTATTTGTAAATTTAGTTGGAATTGGCTTTGCGTTATCATCCAACAAACTCTTTAATTGATTTTCTGCAAACGATAAAAATTCCTTGCGAAGAAGTTTAATGACTTTACCACCAACCAAAAAATTATCTCGTATTTGTGTTTGATAGGTTACGATTTCAACACCCGTTGACTTTAAATCGCTACCCATGTGATATGCCTTTACTAAAGTACGAGTTGAATCTTTTTTCCCGTTTGTAGCGTATAGTAAAGTATTTTTTACCAAAGTTGATGCTTGTAATTTATGTGAAGGATTTAAAATTGTGTCACCAGATTTAAAATACAAAATAGAATTTTTCATATCATCAATTCTTTTGGGTGTCAAATAGTCCGTTGCTTCAAATCCACTTGTCAGTGTGGTGTAATCATTCGTTTTATTTTTTCTAAACACATAAAATGCGTCTAAGGATGTGGTTGATGAAGCACCAGTTGTAAGGGAATTGAAATTATGAATTCTACATTCAATCTTATTAAGTGTGGGTAAGTAGCGATCAACAACACCGTACTCTTGACTAACACCCGGCTCTGTTGCGAGTAAAGAAGTATCTACCTTTACAACATAGTCTCCAGGCTGAACATCCATTTCTTCGTTAAAATAAAAAGCATAACCTGAGTAATAGTTATCTAATCTTTCCTGTGATTCGAGTGTGGAAAGACCCCATTCACTACTCACATCAATTATATCATTTGAAAGTAAAACCAACCAATAGTATTTCGTATCACCATAATACTTATTTGCAATATCCTCTGGACGATCTCCATCCTCAAGAACATATTCTTCAAACGCAGCAACATCATTTAAAGTCTCTCTAGAAATTTTCACACTTCTAAAAATATCAGCCATTACGATGCTTCTTCCACCAGTTTCTCCTCCGGTGGGACTTGGAAAACTATAAGTAAATTTTGGAAAATTTGAAAAATACATTTTAACCCCCCACGATATTTCCGGGATCGTAACCCGTTCCAGAAATAAATGCAGTTGATCTGTTTACAAAATCGAGAGACTCTCGAACGAGCATGTTTGGTTCAACTTCATTAAAAGTTAAATTCAGTGTTGTAACGATGGGTAAAATTTGATCATCATCAAACTTACCTGAAATTGGAGTCAATCCATTAGCGCCCGTTCTGTCAATTGAAATGTTTGTCAAAACTGAAATTTGAGCGTTATCCGTCCAAGTCGCTTGCTCCTCTTTGTCTAACGGTCTCACCTTTCCGTCAATAATTGCATATCCAGCCCATGTCCAAAAAGGTGGTGATTGAACTCTACCCCGATAAGCGGTTGCCGTCGGCAAAGAAAATAATTTAAATCGCTGACATATGTTTGTTATAATGTTTGCCTCTGTTAATGTTTTAGCAATCATCGCATACTTAAATGAAAAGGTTCTCGGAGCACTTGATTCAAAAATATTATCCTTTGTGTCAGTGACATTGAGACCGAATTTTTGAGCCTGTAGCATTAACTGAGACATCACGGCACCGAATGCTTCTTCAAGTTGGCTATCTTCAAAGGTGACACCCTCACTAACTAAAAAGGTTGCGGGGGTATTTTTTGAGACAAAATTATTTCTCTGTTCTGAAGCCAGGTTAGGTGGCATTGGTAGAATAATTGTGGTTAGTGCTTCTCCCCTACCTCCACCCCTCAGACTGGTGGGATCCCATATTCTTTCCGCTCTAAAAGAAGAAAATTCCTTGCACTGAAATTGAAACCACATCTTTACATTTTCTTCGCCAGAACCCGCACCGTTTGGAAATTTAATCAGGTCCGTGTAACTTTGTTGAGGCATGAGTAACTCCGATAAATACTGTGTGGCATATAAGACTATTTACAAACCGATAAATGAATCTAAGTATGTAGGTGATCCCACCAACATTATTTGTCGTTCATTGTGGGAAAGAAAAGTCTGCAAATACATGGATATGAACGAAAACATTATCCGTTGGGGAAGTGAAGAAATTGCTATTCCGTATGTCTCTCCGTTAGACAATAAAGTTCACCGATATTACCCAGATTTCATCGCTGAAATCAAAACAAAAAATGGTGAGGTAAAAACAAAAATTATCGAGGTTAAACCATACAAACAGACATTAGAGCCAGACAGAGGAAAAAAGAGAAAAGCCACATATTTGAAAGAATGTGCTACATATAGTGTCAACCAAGCAAAATGGAAAGCAGCAAAAGAAGTGTGTGAAAAAAAAGGTTGGCAATTCACTGTTTTAACTGAGAAAGAGTTGTTTTAATGTCACGAGCAAGTCCAATTTCTGTAAATCCTGTTTTTGGATCCAATACAGATTCAATAAAAGCAGAACTCGCTTCAAAAGGTGGACTTCAAAGAACAACTCGGTACGAGGTGTTCATAAAAAGTCCAGCATCTGTTCTTCGGTGGCCTATTCTTTCCGTCAGTTTACCCGGCAGGAGTTTGGAAGCGGTGCCAGACGATCTTTTGTCTCAAGGAGATAACAAAAGAACGGTTCCCGTGAGAAGAGGGTATGGTGGAGAGCCAAGTGTTCTTTTGGGAATGTATATTGATACACAATGGGATGTAAGAACCTTTTTTGAAGACTGGGCTGATCTTTTTAATCCAATGGGATACAAAGATTTGTCCGATCCAACACCAAACTATAGAGTATTTGGTGAATATAACGATTTAATACAATCATCTAGGGTTGTAATTAGTTTTTTTGATCTACAAGACAAAATACGATGGCAAATGTCTTTAATTGAGCCATATATTTCAACAATCATACAAGAAAACTACTCGGAAGAAAGGCTAAATGAAGTAGCCACGCTTAATGTTGCGATAGCGTTCAAAGAATATATCACAGAACAATTTTAAAATGGAGAAATTATGAGTCTGATAGAAAAAATTCAAAATTCTTTACCCAAATACAAAGTTAAAGTCCCATCAACCGGACAAAACACATTTTTTCGTCCTTTTTTGATGAAAGAGCAAAAAATGTTGCTTGTTGCTCAACAATCAAAGGACAAATCTGAGATTCTTAAGGCAATGACAACTGTTGTTGAAAACTGTGTGGATGACATTCCAAATGTTTTGGAGATGCCTTTGTATGATTTGGAGTATCTTTTCATTCAAATTAGAGCAAAATCGGTTTCAGAGAAATCTGAACCCACATTTACCTGTCCTACAACGGGACAAACCGTAAAAACAGGCATAAACTTAACAGAGGTGCAAATTTTCAAGGGAAATCCGAAATCAAAGATCAAAGTAACAGATAAGTTGACGGTTGAGATGAGAAGTCCAACGGTTAAAGACTATATTTTGATTGATAGCGAAAATTGGTTCGAGACACTCATGGCTCGATGTATGTCTAAATTAATTTTTGAAGATGAGGTTTTTGAGGGTGTCTCTATTCAAGACGAGGAAAAATTAGAAATCCTCGAAACAATGACTCAAAAACAATATAACACCTGTGTTAAGTTTATTGACGAACAACCATACATCTATACCGATGTTAAGTATAGAACAGAAGACGGAGAATTACGAGACATACGATTCAAAGGAATGAAAGATTTTTTCAGTTAGCCCTTTGTCACGAATCACTAAGGTCCATTGTTCAAACAAATTTTGATTTATTCATTCATTTTAAAATGGGACTACAAGACCTAGACGACATGATTCCGTGGGAAAGGGATGTTTACATAGAACTCATAAAACAACATGTTGAAGAAGAAAATCGCAAGATAAGAGAGGCACAAAATGCTCGGACCGCAGGAAGGAATCAACCCCCAAGATTCTGAACAAAAATTTGAACCATTCGATTTCAATAAAGATGGTATCATTGACGAAATGGAACGCAACATTGGGACTACTCTCCGTTTGGCGGGTTTGACAGATGAGCAGGCACATGGACTGGTGGCCGAATTAAAGAAGGATGCCATAAACCCAGAAGTCACCGTGCGAGAGTCGATGGATGCCTATAACGAACTTGATATGGGACTGACTGACGGAGAAAAAGAAAAGTTGCTTTATGGTATTGCTAATTTTCTTCGTGCGGCTAGAAAGCAACATAGAGATGGTCTTACTGAAGCGGGTAGAAAAGCATTTGATGAAAAACTCAGTGAATCTGATTTAGATTATCAGCGTCAACTGGATGCTCCTCCACTCACCACAGACGCCAAACCCCTACCGGTCGATATTATTAGAAACCAAACGCCACTGTATGCTGCGGGAGATAAGAACGAAGTAAAGCCAGGTTCTGGATTCGATGCGTATGACACTAAGAACAAATTAGAAATAAAGGTTGATGTATATGGAAATCCAATAGTCGATCACACAAAACAAACAGGGGATAGAAGAAGAAGAAGAGGCCAGACGGCAGGAAAACGAAGACACGGTGATTTAAGAGATGACTATAAAGATATTCGTGTCGTACCAGAAAAAAAGAAAAAACCAGTCGATGTAAAAAAAGATAAAAAGCCAGATATTCCAGTTCCAGAGAATCCTGCTCCTGACACAAAACCATCAGAAACACCATCACCAGCAGGAACTCCTGACACAAAGCCATCGGCAACACCATCACCAGCAGGAACCCCAGAGACACCATCACAGATAGTCCCAAATGCTCCCAAAAGAATCCCTGCGGTTGCTGGTTCTCCACACGCTCCAAGGTATGGAGTAGATGGTCCTAGGCTAGAAAGTAAATATTTTGGAAGGGGCATTGTAACAGATAGAAATTCTGATGGTCAAATTACCAAAGAGGAAATTGAAGTAGCAAAAATAATTGCAAATAATCCAAAGATTAAAGACAGCGTTACTCTTGGAGTAGACACTCGACAATTTTTAGATGACAGTAAGGCCATGAATGAAATGCAAGGCATCGACGCTGAAACTTTTAAAATTGAGGGGCTTGACCGTCTTGTTGACCGTAATGGGGATGGTATAGTTGACTTCCTTGAACTTGAGCAGGCTTTGGAGTTCCGAGAATACCAAACGGGAATTCCATTTAGTGTTCCCGACGCAGACTCAGAGAAAAATCCAAATTTTCTTCCCGATTTTTCTGCTGAGTATCAGCCGGACGACATAACAAAAATTTCAGACAAAATGGGCGTACCCATCGCAGGATTAAGTGATGTTGATCGACTCGAACTCGGTACGCTATCCAACCAAATGGAAGGTGCTCTCGTTGTACCAAAGGATGCACAAGACTACTTTGAAAAAATAAGCCCCATGCTTACTAACATGATGAAGAACGCTCCATCCGAAGGAGAAAGGTTCAATCCAAATCTTTTAATTCCGAAGGATGGGCTCAGACCATTCTCTGATGAATATTACAATATAAAAGATGCCGAACGACAATACGAAACTCTTTACGATCAAATCGCCACGATGATGAACAAATCACCTAACGCTAGACAACTTCGCAGGCATCCGGGGTACATGGACGCAGAATCTATCACAAATATGTTGTTGGGATATACACACAGTCCACCGAGTTTTGCCGATTTTAATATTAGTGAAAATTATCAGTTTCAGGGATATTCACCCGATGATGGTGCGATATATTTTGACCATAATAAGGGTCGTTATTTGGATGATCCATCAACTCCCGACTTTGATGAATCAAAAATGTTTGAATATTTTGAAGAAAATCCGGATTATGAACCATTTGCTAGTTTAATTTCACCCGCTCAACTGTCTGGAAGTCAAGTTTCTAATTATAGAATACAATCAGCGTTGTCGACCGGTGAAACGAGAGAAATTAACGACAGAATCTCCACAAGAACAAACAACAATCAAGGTGCAACACAACTAGCGGGCCTTAATCAAATGGTAGGAGGAGGGGACATGCCCTCCGGAGCAGCACCCGGCCGACAAAGTAGCAGTGCGTTTAATTTATCGAAGAAGAACAATGTGGCTTATCCTAACTGGAGAACTGTGGTTG